TCCTTTATTGAAATGGATATCCTAAGTTCCATATTACTAAACTGTTTCTTTCTCCACTTTTAACAGGACATACTCTATGCCATACAAATGAAGGAAATACAACTAAAGATCCTTTAGGTAATATTTCTGTACATTTATGAACATTACGTTTTTTATCTGGATCCATGTTTCTAAAATCAAATTCTAATTCACCACCTTTATAGTCTTTAGGATCTGATAATGTAACTGTTACAGATAGTTTTCTAATTTTACCATGTGATGGATCATTAGCTTCTCTTTGATAAGGTTGATCCCAACTATCACAATGCCAATCATAATACTGGCCTTTTTTATATTTTGTAAATTGACAAGACTCAGAAAAATCCCAATTAAAATTCCAACCAGCACTCGCATTTGCTTGATGCACATAAGGTTGTATTTCTTTATAAACCCATCTGTCATTTATCCAAACAATATTAGAATCTCTTTTCTTTTTTAAATCTTTAATTTGTTTTTGATTTAATTTTTTATCACTATAACCACCAGTGACTGCCATTTGTTCTTGCATTTGATGACCATATTTTACGATGTCATCACAAATTCTGTGAGGAACTACTGATTGAAAGTACCAATAATAATTTGTTAGGTTCATATGTCTTTATGAACTTAATATAACAATATCTATGCTATTGTCAATGTACCAGAAGCTGTAAACTTAGCTAGTTTATCTCCACCAGGGTGAGTTGAAATTGTAGCAGACGGACCTGGGTCAGCACTAAATGTAACTGCACTTGGTCCTCTAACAATAACTATACCTGAACCTCCTAAACCACCTGGTCCAGCGACTCCTGGAGGATTTGATCCTCCTCCACCACCGCCACCGCCGGTATTAGCTGTTCCTGCATCTCCTGCGGCACCACTAGCATGAGCTTTACCAGCACCACCACCACCAGCTCCACCAGATCCACCACACGTAGCAGGTCCATTAGACCCACCACCACCTCCACCACCACCAGCGTAGGATGTGTCTGGTCCTAAAATTGTATTAGGTGCTCCGGCTCCACCTGGTCCTGCAGGATTAGTACTACCTGCTCCACCTGCTGCAGTTGCTCCACCACCACCAGATCCTGCATAATCAGAAGGAGTTCTTGGTGCAGCTCCTGCTGGATTACCTTGAGGAGGAGTTGTTGGAGGTGTGTTACCAACACCACCAGCTGTAGGAGAAGCATAAGCTACTCCACCACCAGAACCACCTGGTTGTAATGGTCCAGCATTACAATAAAAACCACCTCCACCACCAGTAGATGTTATTCCTGAAAATACTGAATTTGAACCTCTTGCGGCTGGAGCACCTGTAGCACCACCAGCTCCAACTGTAATAGCATAATTTCCTTCTTCTAAAGTTAATGTATCACCTCTTAATGGGGATGGACCATAACCTGATGCACGATAACCTCCAGCTCCACCTCCACCACCACCAGATCCTGATGCATTTCCACCACCACCACCACCGGCAACCACTAAATAATCTATTGAATAACTTGCTATAAATCTTGGCCATGATCCTTGAGACTTGGCACTAAATTGACTTTGCATTGACCACACACCACTTGCTTTACTTAATTCTTTTACTACTACAATTCCTGAACCACCATTACGACCTGAAGATGGACTTGTTGCAACACCTCCTGCTCCACCACCTGTGTTTGCACATCCATCAGCAGAGTTTCCTGCTCCACCACCGCCAGCACCTGCTGAACCACCACTACCAACTTGAGAACCACCACCGCCACCACCAGCGTATGTAACATCTGAACCTGTTATTGTACTTGGTGAACCTGCTCCACCATTACCGCCCGGACCACTAGGTGAACCATTAGCACCAACTGCTGATGCACCACCACCTCCGCCACCTGTATCTGAATCAGTAGGACCAGGAGGTGTACTTGCGTTACCACCATTATTTCCTTGACATGCTACACCATTTCCTCCGGCTCTTGCATTACGACCACCGCCGCCACCACCAGATCCACCTGGACCACCGACTGCACCATCACCACCTCTACCAGAGCCACCACCTCCGCAAGATGTAACAGTTGTATTACCAGCAAAAACTGAATTTCCACCTGTTCCTGCTATTCCTGGAGAACCACCACAAGATGAACCTGAACCACCAGCTCCAACTGTAATTGGATATGGTGAGTTACCATCAACAGAAATGGCTGCTACACATTGGAAACCACCTGCACCACCACCACCTGATCCTTGAGGTGCTCCTGATCCTCCACCACCAGCTACAATTAAAGCTTGTACAACTGTAGTTCCTGGTTGTGTAGTTATAGTTCCTGAAGATGTTTTAGTTGTAACCGTGCACTTCCCGAAAGAAGCTTTGTTACTTACACCGATTATTCCGCCATTACTTCTGGCCATATGAGTCTCCTATTCGGACACCCAAGCTGTGCCGTTCCAGTCGTAGACTGTGGGTGTTTCCGCTTCGTCGTTTGATTTAGTTGCTTCCCAACCTTTTGAGTTATCAGCTTGATATTTTGTGTCGTTCCAAGAAATTAAATATCTAACAGTGTTTTCACCTTCACCTTCTGAAGAAACTGTTGGATAAGTTATTGGTGCTTGCCAATCATCACTTGCATCTAATGACCATGAAGCATAAGGTTGTGCTGCTAAAAATTTATCTTTTACAGGATCATAAACCATTCCTATTCCTGCATAGGATTTTCTAAAATTATTATTGTAAGAAGTTTGTTTCCAAACCCCACCCTTAAAAAAATTAATACACCATGTTTCTCCATCAATGTGCATATCTGAAGTAACACAGTCATTTCCAACAACTACAACTCTTTTAACAATTTGTTGCTCATCTGATGTGAAACCTGTTGGATCAACTTTTGTTTCTAATTCTGCGAAATGTGCCATATTTATACTCCTCTAATATTTTATATTTTACTTTTAGTCCTCTGTCAATTAGTCAATTAACTAACCCAATTATTAGCTTTTACAAAATCATAAACTGAGTTCATATCCCAAACTCCAGGTGCTACGTTTTTATCAAAAGAAGCTTCTTTAACTACTACAATACCTGAACCACCAGCTTTTCCTGCAGCTCCACCACCACTAGTTCTCATAGAACCGCCACCACCGCCAGTATTAGCTACTCCTGCTCCTGCTTTACAATTTCCTGTAGGACTTGGTGCTCCACCACCTGCGTTTCCACCACCACCTGGTCCACCTGGGACAAGTGATCCTGGATTTCCTGAATTACCTCCTCCACCACCAGCAAATAATCCTGGTGCAGAAGGACCTGCGTTTGGATCGTCAGCTACATAAAAAGGTTGAGGTGCTGATCCAAATACTGGAGTTACATCAAAACCACTTCCACCGGGATTTCCTGTACCACCGCCTGAACCTTTTCCACCGCCACCACCACCAGAACCTGGTCCACCACCCGGTGCGTTTTTTCCACCATTACCTTGACATGCTGTTCCTGGAAATCCTGAATTAGATGTAGGACCTGCAGAACAACTTCCTGCTCCTCCACCACCTGAACCACCAGCACTTGCAGAGTTAGCATAAGCTCCACCTCTACCACCACCAACGGCTGCTGTTAAAGATCCAAAAGTTGTATTAGTTCCATTTGCGTGACAGTAAGCAGATGAACCTGCTCCGCCACCACCGATAGTTACTGTTGTTCCACTAGCTACTGTTTGACAAGTTAACATTAACAAACCACCAGCTCCACCACCACCTGCGTGTTCAGCACTAGCTCCACCACCACCTGCAAGAATCATAACAGTTGCGCCTGCGCCTGGATAACCTGCTGATTTATTATATGTACCTGATGCTGTGAACGCTACATTGTTTGCAGGAACGGGTGACTGCGTTACGGTATTGATAGGTCCTATGATTCCGCCATTTGCCATAGCTTAGACCTCCTACGCGTCGTTTAGTATTTCGTAATTAACAGTGATAGTTGCATCTGAGTTAGCACCAGCTCCAGCTTCAAGATTGTCACCTTCTTCTAAATAAAGAGCTGAATTTTTATCAATTACAACTAAAGTTGCATCTGCTGGCACAGAAATTGTACTTGCAATTGCTACAGGTGATCCACCTGATTTAGTTATAAAAACTGAAACGTCTACTGCATTTGTTCCATCAATGTTAGCTATTATAATACTGTTTACTTTTACAAGTGTATCTGATGCTGCTGCTAAAATCTCTGTAGTAAGAGTAGTAGTCAAAGCTGCTTGTACCGACTCACCTGTTATCGATGTTACATTTACTAAATTTGGGTTTGCCATAGTTTATTTCTCCTAATTGTTTTTTATCCGAAAACTAATGCCATTGCAATAGCTTTTCCTACTGTTGATGCTGTATTACCATTAATTTGAACCTGACCTGTCCCTTTTGGAACTAGGTTAAGACTTACATTAGTTTCTCCAGAAGCCGTAATACTAGGTGCATTTCCTGAAGCAGCGTTAGCTAGTGTAATTTCATTAACTGCTGAACCTGTAGCTGTTAAAAGCATTAATTCATTTCCATTAGTATCTAAAATAGATGTACCAATTTTTGGTGAAGTTAGTGTTTTGTTAGTTAAAGTTTGTGTGCCTGTAAGAGTTACATCTCCAGTTGCTATTTTGTATATGTCTGGATTAGTT